TGGGGCGGGGTGTCGGTGGCTCTCGCTACAGAGAAACCGGCTCGGCGTCGGCGTCGAGCTGCAGGGCGAGCCGGTCAGGCCGGCACGAGACCGGCGAACCAGCGCGGGTTGTAGTAGTTCACGCGTGGCATGGTGTCGCGGTCACCCTTCGAGCTGTTGCATGACGTGCAGCTGGCCACCAGGTTGTCGAGCTGATCGGGGCTGCCGTCGCGTCCCTCTCTGATCCACGTAGCCTTGGACACCACGTGATCAGCTGTCGCGTTCTTGCCCTCGATCAGCTCGCACCGGCAGTAGGTGCAGATCCAGCCGTCACGGTTCAGGCACAGCAGCCGGTTGCTCTTGTACTCAGCCGACCGGCTGCTGTGCTGGCTCATGCTGCTGCCACGTCGTGCAGGATGCGCTGCACCACGGCCGGATCGAACCGGCGATCCCCGCCGAGCGTGCGCGTGCAGGGGATCTTGCCGGCGTCGGCCCATCGGCGGACGGTCTCGACTCGGACGCCGAACAGCTCGGCCACCTGGCCGGCGGTCAGCTTCTTGGCGTGGGTAGGCAGCGGGGCGTTGGTGGCTACAGCGGTCATCGTGGGCACTGGGGTGGCTCTCTCGGGTTATGCGGGGTGTGGGGATTGTGGGGGATGCCTAGGTGACGCGTTCGGGCGCGCGTCGAGAGCGGTCAGGCAGGCAGCAGCTGCTCGATCGCTCGACGTTGATACGGGTACAGGTGGATGGAGTGCCATTCCAGCCACGCGATCACGTCGCCGGCGTCAACGCGCTCGGCCGCGATCCGGTCGATGCCGAGATCCAAGCGGTCGAGCTGCGCGACGATGCCCCCCAGAGCAACGCTACCCGCCGCCACGAACGCCTCGGCAGCTGCGAGGGCTTGCGGTCCGGTAACGATCAGCTGAGTGCGAGCTGCGTCGAGTTGTTCACCTAGGGACCGGGCTTGCCTCAGCAGTCGGATCTGTCGTGCTCGTCGTGCTCGGGTGGCTACTGCTCGGGTCTGTTCTGTCAGCTCTGACAGGTTGTTAGCAGCTGCTGCGATCTCTCTCGGGTTGGTCACTGTGATGCTCTCGGGGTGTGGGGTTTGTGGGGTATGTCCCTTCGCCCTGCTCGATGGTGAAGGTAGGTGAGGGGGTTGGGAACTATGGCCCCCCCTAGCTCATTTCTGAACTCGGGAGGGGCACATGGGATCTGCTCGACGGAGCCAGGCGGAGCCTAGGGAGATCACCACGGCACGCGGGGTTAGCGCGTCACGGACGGGATATGAGCTAGGGGGATGGATTGGGGGCCACTGCAGCGCCCGGTCATGCCTTGACCGCTGCGCCCCTAGCTCTCGGGCTGGCACCGGGACTGATTACCCGTTCTTGTTTCGCTGTCGCCTACAGCGTTGTCGGACCCTCACCGGTCCACGTATTCGGTTATCGCCCCTCGCCGGGGCGCTTGGTGGTGGTCGTGGTCGCATGGTTGGGATTCTAGACACGTGGTGAGTCTTTACGCACATGTAGCGAGTCGCTGGCATTCCTTGCGGTGTGTCGGCATATATGTCGATACCTAGCGATACACTCACAGACATGACACTTATTCAGATCGACAGCAGCGGGCTGCCGGAGATCCTGCGGGCCACGCGTGGCGCTGCGGGTCTCTCTATGCGCGACATGGCGCGTCAGGTCGGCGTGAGTCATGGCACGATCTCGGCGTGGGAACGCGGGATCTCCGAGCCGAGCGTGTCGCAGTTCATGCGGTGGGCTGAGGTCGCGGGGCAGGCCCCCGAGCGGCTGCTGCCCGCGCACACTGCTGCGTGAGGCTTGCCAGCAGCTCGCGCCCCACGATCGCCCCGAGCCGGCGACGTGGGGCGCTTTGTCATGCCCGCGTGTCACTTGACATGTCCATGTCAGTGTCACTAGACATGTCCATGTCACTGTCACATGTCCAGGAAGGTCTCACCATGGAACTGATCGCCCCCGAGCCGGCTAAGCGGCCGGCCACCGCCATGATCTCGATTGACGCGTTCGCAGCGCAGCGGAAGGTGGCCACGCGCACGGTGCGGCGCTGGCTCGACGCCGGCCGCGTGCCCGGTGCCGTGAAGGTCGGCAATAAGTGGTCGCTGCCGGCCGACGCGATCGTGCAGGATGCCCTGCCCGGTGTCATGGACACTGTCAAAGACACGTCAGCCCCCGTGGCGCTGCGAGCAGGTGCCGAGCTGACCGTGGCCGGCGTGCTGGCCCCGCTGCCGGTCATGGTGCCGCTCGACACGGCCGCGCGTGTGCTCGGCGTCAGCGAGTACGCGCTGCGCCGTAACGCCGACTACTTCCAGCTGCAGCGCCTCGGCGCGCACGGGAGCTACGTCATGCCGAAATCGCGGATCCGAGAGCTGGAGGGCTGACCATGGCAACGCGCACGATCGAGCTGCTGACTGACGATCTCGACGGCAGCGACGGCGACGACGTGGCTACGGTCACGTTCGGGCTGCAGGGCGTCACGTGGGAGATCGACCTATCCGCCGAGAATGCCGCGCAGCTCGACCAGCTGCTGCAGCCGTACATGGATGCCGGCCGGCGCGTGAAGCGACCACGCCGCCGGCGCTCTGGGAGCCTCTGAGAGCGCCGAACACGACAGCGCCCCCCGCCGTATAGGCAGGGGGCGCTGTTTCGTGCTCTCAGCGGCTCTCAGAGCGGCGCGCCGGTCTTGTCCACGTAGAGCACGGCCATGATCAGCGGCAGGATGACGGCCAGAGCGCCCTCGGGCAGCCAGCCGGCGAACACGGCAGCCGCGACGGCCGCGCCGGCGACGCCGTAGGCCCACCGGCGGAATGCCGGCGTCAGGAAGCGCTCAGAGCTGGCGCGCAGCTGCTGCCGGCGCTCTCGACGCGTCAGGGGGGCGGGATCGGTCATTCGGGGTCTCCGTTCTCGAACAGGTGGTTAGGGATCGGCAGGGGCACGTACCCGCTGCGGTACGCGTGATCGTGCTGCTGGCGCACGTAGGCCCAAAGCCGGTTGTTCAGGTTCTCGACGCTGGCCAGCCGGCGCTCGATCCGTCCCATGCGCCCGTAGCGGGCGTTCAGCCACGCACCGGATGCCGTGACGACGGCGACGGCGATCAGAGTCCACTCGGTCGCGGTCACGTGATCGGGGCCGTCCACGCTGCCGCCCACGTGGCGGGGCCGATCTTGCGATCGACGGTCAGACCCTTCTCGCGCTGGAATGCCTCGGCCACGTCGCCGGTGCGGTCCCCGTAGAGACCATCCGCGCCGGCGGGGCCGAGATCCCAGCCCCGCGCGATCATGCGCGCCTGCCAGCGGCGCAGATCCTCGCGGTGCGAGTAGTACCCGCTGACGCTCTCGCGGGGGCCGGACTTGGGGCCGAAATACGAACCCCACGGCAGCGGGTAGGCGGGCGCAGCTGCAGCCGGCGCGCCGGCGTTGATCCGGGCAGCGGTCCAGCCCATCGGCTCGATGCTGCGGCCGTTCAGGCGGATCTCGTAGTGCAGGCAGTCCCCGGTCGCGTTGCCGGTGCTGCCGACCTCGCCGATCTTCGCGCCCTCGGCCACGCGTGCGCCTCGGCTGACGCTGACGCGTTCCAGGTGCATGTAGAGCGACGTGATGCCGCCGCCGTGGTCGATCACCACGGTGATGCCGGCGGCGTTGTTCATCCAGCCGGCCGAGGTGACCGTGCCGGCCTCGACGGCGTGAACGTCCTCGAACCCGATCAGGTCAGCGCCGTTGTGCTGCGAGCTGATCCCCACGCGGGGATCGCGGGGGCCGAACGGACTCGACACCTTCGGGGGCGTCTTGGCCCCGTGGGGGTACATGGTCATGGGTCTGTCTCCTATCTCTCAGTTGCCCTCACGCTCTGTCAGCAGCTGCTGATAGAGCGGGGGCGTGGTCTCGTCGGCCGGCAGCTCGACCGCCGGCGCGTCCTCGGGGATCTCGGGGGCCGGCAGCAGCTCGCGGTAGGCGTCCAGCTCGGCCTGCAGCGCAGCGGCTCGGGCATCCGCGCCGGCAGCCTGCACGGCTGCAGCCTCGGCCGCTGCGAGGGCGTCGGCGCGCTGGCGCACGAACAGGCCGGCCGACGCGCGCAGGGCAGCTATCTGCTCGCTCAGCACGTCCTCGATCAGTGTCATGGTGTTCCCTTCGTGGTGTGACATGTCCTAGACAGGTCACTTGGCCTTGATTACGTATGTGACGGTCAGATAGGGCTGCAGGTTGTTGTGCGCCTGCCCCCCGCCGGCAGCGGCCGGCGCGCGGTAGTCGAATACCTCGCCGGTCGATCCCGACGCGAACACGGCGCGATACCCGCCGGTCGTGTTGGTCCGGTGCGCTGCGAACCCGTCAGCGTTGGCCCCTACGCCGTGGGTGTGGCTCGGCAGCTGCGCCTCGGTCAGCGTGTGAGTCTTGGCCCCGCCGGTCTTGCCGAGCACGTTGAACTCGGTCTGCGCGGTGTCGATGCCCACCAGGGCGCGCCCGCGTGCGTCGGGCACGTTGAACGTGGTGCTGCCGTTGCCGGGGCCGTAGGTGACGCCGATCAGGGCGAACAGGGCGGCGTACTCGGTGCGCGAGAGCTGCCGGCCGTCCAGGGGCACATAGTTGGCCGGCGCGTTGCTGCCGCCGAACGCGTGGATCGTGCCCACGGGGGCCAGCTGCTGCAGGATCTCGCCCACGCGGCGCTGCAGGTTGCGCACTGCTTCTTCGAGCTGTCTCAGGGCCATGTCAGAGCCTCCTCAGCGTCACGGTGACGATCCACCGGCGCGGCGTAATGTCGTGCTGCAGCGCGACGATCTGGGAATCCTGCTCCGTGCCGTTGAATCGCACGGTGATGCGCTGCCCCACGTCCAGCGCGTTGGCTGCCGGCAGGTTCTCCTGCGCGTTCCACCGGAAGCTCGACACGAACAGGCGCGGCTCTGCCGACTCGGCCAGCAGGTTGGCCAGCCGATCGGTCAGCGATTCGTCATAGGGCGCGCGGTCCCATAGGTTCACTTCGAGCCGATCCGAGCGCACGCCGAATGCGTCGATGCTGTTCTGCTCGACCACGATCAGCTCGCTGTTTTCCTCGGTCTCGCGGTCCTCGGCCACGCCGTAGTTGGTCACGTCCAGGCGGTTGACCATGCCCCGCGTGTCATACGCGGCCGCCACGTCGATGTAGTGCAGCGCGCCGGCGTCGATCTCGTCTGTGAACACGGCCGAGACCGGCAGCGCAGCGCCAGGCAGCCGGAACCGGGTTACGCCGTCGTGGCCCACGTACCAGCTCGCCCCCACGCTGTTGCACGCGAGGTCAAAGTGGTTGGCCAGATTGGACTCGTAGACCGTTTCGCGCAGGCGCACCGGGTAATCGGTCACCAGCTCGACCAGCTCGATACCCGAGAATGCGACGCGCTCGACAGCCTCAGTGTTGGCCGGCACGGTGACGCCCTCAGCGAGCAGGATCTGCAGCGTCGCGGTCGTGGTGTCGGCCACGAACTCGATACCGTCCCCCAGGGCCGTCAGCGCCGTTGTGACGGCCGTAACCGGCCCTGCCCCCTCCCCCACTACCTGCAGGCGATACTGGCGCGCCAGAGCGCCGGCCTCGGTCAGCTGCGCGGATGCACGGAAGCGGTAGGCGTTGCCGATCGTCAGCCCGGTGACGACGCGCTGCAGGCCGAGCTGCCCCGTGGTCAGCTGCGCGGCCGACGTGGACAGGTTCTCGATCACCAGCGCCTGCCGGCCGGCGACGGTGCCCCGGCGGATGCCCTCGGCCGTGAATGCCGCCATGCCGGCCGGCAGCTGGCCCACGCGGGTCCATCCGTCGAGATCGCCGGCGCTGAGTACCAGCAGCGCGTCGCGAGCTGCTGACAGCGCGTTGACGCCGCCGGCCGTGCGAGCTGCCACGCGCGCCCAGTAGCGCCGGCCGCCGGCGAGACCGGCCACGGCGTGCTGCAGCACGTTGGCAACGTCGATGTTCTGCACGCCGACCGTGAACCCGGCATCCCGCGCGATCTGCAGCCGGTAGCCGGTCAGGCCGGTGGCAGGGTTGGGGGCGGTCCAGGTGGCCACCAGCGCGCCGGCGGCGTTCTGCGCCCATCCGGTGAACGTCGGGGCCGGCAGCCCCACGAACGCGCTCGGGGCCGCTGCGCCGGCGTTAGACCACGCGGACCAGCCGCGCCGGTTGCGGGCGCGGACAGCGAACCAGTAGCGCTGACCGGGGGTGAGTCCGGGCACGTCGTGGATCGCGCCGGCGTTGGTCGAATAGACGATGCCCTGCGAGAAACTGACATCCGTAGCGGCAATGAACTGGTACTCGAGAATCGGCGCGCCGCCGTCGTCACCGGGCGCGGTGCCGTTCACGCGCACGCTGTTGGTGGTGATGTTGCTCAGCGAGCTGACACCGGGCGCGCTCGGCGCTTTGGCGATCCGGGGGAAGTTGTTGAACGTGCCCCAGTGGCTCTCATTGACGGGACCGTATTTCAGATCCATGCGCAGGCTGACAGCGCCGCGTCGGCCGTCGCTGCCGTGGCCCACCTCCACGTCGCGCACGTCGAGCCAGCGCCGGCCGCCATTGGGCACGCCCGAGGGCAGGAACGGCTTTCCGGCGTGGGTCAGGAAGTGAACCACGTTTTCCATGTGGCCCTGCTGCTCGCCGTAGTCAGCGAAATACGAACCGGTGCTGCCGCCGGGGCCGTTGTCAGCGCCGATATAGCAGCGGACGATCGAAACGTTCCGGTTCTCGTCCTGGCTCAGCAGATCCGCGCCCATAAAAAACGTGGTCGCGGGGCTGCTCTTAGATACTCGGGTCAGCTCGGGCATTAGAACGCGTAGACCTCTCTAGGTGCGCCCTCGGCGGGCGCTTCGATCGGGGCCAGTGCCGAGCCGGCGAGCCGGCTAATGCGCGCCTCGAACGTCTCGAACCCGGTAGGGATCGCCACGCCGTAGCGCGGGGTCTCGCCGTGGGTCTTGACGGCATCCGCCACGGTCACGGTGGTGACGACGCGCTGCCGGCCGGTGGCTTTGTTGAGCGGGTAGCTGGCGGCAACATCGACCACGCGGCCGGTGAACAGCTCGCGCAGCTGGCCGTTGAGATCCCGAGAGACCGCGCGCAGATCCTGCCCCGGCTGGAACGTGCCCCCGCGCATGGGGTCTTCGGAATCGAGCAGCTGGAAGGTCATCAGCCCGACGTCGGTTTTCAGGCCCAGCCCGGTGCGAGCGCCCCCGCGTCGGATCGTCAGGTTGGTGCCGTGCGCCAGCTCGCCGTAACCGGGCGCGGTGGTCTCGTACCAGCTGCCGAGCTGCGCGGCGTGCTCGACCAGGAACGCCGTAGCGTCGAGCCGGGAGCCGCTCACCACGCTGCCCGTGGCGCGGAAGATCGCACGCACGCGCACGACGCCGGCCGGCACGACGCCCGACACGTGAATGCGGGTCCAGCTGCCCGAGGGCGTCGCGAACGCCGGCGACGTGGCCGTGGCCACGACGACGCCGGCCCCGTCGTAGAACTGGATGAACGCGAACCCCTGCGCCCCGGTGATCGTGGTCGGCCGAACCCATGCGGATGCCGTCACAGACCCGCCAGGCTGCACCAGCACGCCCTGCACGCCCGTGTTGCGAATGTCCACGTAGGTGCCCGTGGTGGTGGCCTGCGCGCGCAGGAACGTGTCGATCCCGAGACCGCCCACGTTCATGCCGGCGGTGCTCGTCGCCGTCACGACAGGCGACGTGCCGGCCCCCACGGTGGACTGCCAGCCGGTAGCCGAGTTGCCGCGCGGGGCGGTGATCAGGTTACGGCGCAGCCGGCGGATCTCGACGCGGCCGAACAGCGGGCGCTCGATGACGGTCACAGCCGGCCCCCCGCATCCTCGTAGTCGCGGATCGCCTCGACGATTACGCGGCCGGTCTCGGCCGTCGCGTTCAGCGTGCTGAGGCTGATCTGGTAGACCGGCGCGGCGCCGGCCGAGCTGGCGCGCGCGGCGCCGTAGCTGTTGAATGCGCTGTCAATCTCGGGCGTGGTCAGCACGGGATCGAACCCGGCCCCCACGCGCGAGCTCAGCGCGCCCATGGCCCCGTCGACCAGGCCGGCGTTACGCGTCAGGCCGAGCACCAGACCCTGCACGGTGTTCTTACCGAACCCCATGAACAGCCGGCTAGGCGAGTGAATGCCGAGGAAGCTCAGGAAGTCCCCTACGGCGTTCTGCGCGATTTCGAGCAGCGCGCTGCCGACCGATCCGGCCGCCTGCATCAGACCCTTGACCAGACCGCCGATCAGATCGACGCCGGCGCGGATGAGCTGCGGCACGAGACCGATCAGGGTCGAGATCATGGTGGGCGCGAGACCGATCAGCGCGCTGATCAGCTGCGGGATGATCTTGGGCAGCGCCTGCACGATGCCGGTGAACAGCTGCACGGCCCCGTTGATCAGCGCCGGGATCATAGAGATCACGGATGACAGGATCGACGGCAGCAGGTTGAGAATGCCCGTCAGCAGCGTGGGCAGGATGATCGGCAGCGCCTGCACCAGCGCCGTGAACAGCTCGATAGCGCCCTGCAGGATGCCGGGGAGCATGGACACGATCGACGCCACCAGCTGCGGCAGCAGCCCCACCACGGCCTCGATCAGCGGGGGGATGATCACGGGGATAGCGGCCACCAGCTGCGTGAATACCTGCACGGCCGCGCTGAGAATGACGGGGATCATGCCCAGCAGCGTGGTGAGGATGCCGGGGAGCAGCGTCACCAGCGTGGTGAGGATCGACGGGATGACGGTCACCAGAGCGGTGATCAGCTGCGTGAACATCTGCACGCCGGCGTTGAGCAGCAGCGGCACGAACGTGGCCAGCTGCGCGATCATCTGCGTGATGAACCCGAGCACGGCCGTGAGCAGCGCCGGCAGGATCATCGGCAGCGCCTGCGCCAGCGCCGTGAACAGCTGCACGGCCCCGTCGAGCATGGCCCCACGGCCGGCCGTCAGACCGGCCACCAGGCTGTTGAGACCGCCGCCGGCGATCCAGCCGGCTGCAGCCTGCACGCCCGAGATCACGGCCGGCAGCAGGCCGGCGAACAGCGAGCCGAAATCGAGCGACGACGTGCCATTGAGCAGGCCGAACACGAAATCTGCGAACGCGTTAGACGCGCCGGTGATCGACGCCGTGACGCTGGCGAACCAGTCGCTGCCCTGCAGCTTGTTGAGCAGCACGCCGGCCGCTGCGGTCACGGCCGTGAACGCCGGCAGCAGCGCCGTGCCGAACGTGGCGAACAGGTTTTCCGCGCCGGCAGCCAGGCGCTGCTGCGCGCCGGCCAGCGTGGTGCTCTCGCGGGCGAATGCGCCCTGCGCGTCGGCGGTCTGCTGATACAGCAGCGCGAGGGTGGCCTGCAGCTTCGCGTTCTTCTCGGCCTCGCCGGTGAGGCCGGTTAGCCCCATCTCGGCCATCTTCGCCTGCACGGCCGCTTCGTTGATCGACACGCCGTAGCGCTCGATCGGGTCTCGCTCGCCTCGCAGCAGCGACGACAGGGCGCTGACGGCATCCGACGTGCTGCCGCCGAACTGCGCCGAGAGATCCGCGCCGAGTCCGATCAGCTCGTTAGTCTTGCCGGCCAGCGCGGCGCTCTCCACGCCCATGTTGCGCAGCTGCGAGCCGAGCACGGTCGCTAGGCCGGCGTACTCGGACTTAGCCAGGCCGACCGCGCCGGCCGCGCCGTTCGCCCACTGCTGCATCTGCGCGGCGTTGCCCTTGAACACGCTGTCCATGGCCCCGAGGTTCTGCTGCAGCTCGCTGGCGCTCTTGACGCTCTTGGCGACGCCGACGCCGACAGCGGCAGCGACGGCCGCGCCGGCTGCAGCTGCAGCTGCGCCCCACTTGCCGAGCGATCCCGTGGCCCCGCCGAGCTTGCTCTGCAGGTCGCGGGTATCCCCGAGGATCGACACGATTACGGTGTTCTTGGCCATGGCGGCGCTAGTGTCCTCTCGGGGGGAAATCTGGGGGCCGGCCCCGACGTGCTGGGGTAGCTGGGGGGTTGTCGGGGCCGGCCGGTCAGGGTGACATGTCTAGGACATGTCCGCCGGCTATCTGCGCCGGCTGCTGCGCTTGTTCAGCTCGCGCACGATCGCGTCGCGCTCCGCGATCGTCAGGCGTTCATACGCGGCCGGGTCCATGCCCAGCTGCACGATGAACTGCGCCTTTAGGCGGGCGCGTTCTCGGGCGAGCTGTCGCCGTTTCCCTCGGCGCTGCTCTCGGCCGCGTCGGCGTCGTCGGCGGCGTCGGGAGCGTCGAACCCGAGGAAGCTCTGCGCCTCGGCCATGGACGCCTGCAGCGCCGCGTTGAACGTGAACGTCGGCTGCCCGTCGCGGCGCTTGGCCACCATGTAGAGCGCCGCCAGGAACTTGCCCTGCGGGGTGCTCTCGGACACGCTGCCGATCGCGACGCCGGACAGATCCTCGATCGCTGCCACTTCTCCGAGGGTGAGCTGATCCAGGTCGAATTTCTTCGTGGAGGTTTCCATGTGGGTGCCCTTTCTAGAGCTTGTGCTTACGCATCAGTTGGTCGATGCCGGTCTGCAGCTCGCTGACCAGCTGGGATTGGGCACGGCGCAGCGCGTCCACCAGGAACGGCTGCGCGCGGCTGCCCGTGTGGGGGTTGCCGTAGTGGACGACGCCGGCGTGCGCTCCACGCTTGGCGTAGCCGGCACGCACCACGGCTTTGGTGCGGCCTCGGCCGGCGCGCAGCGTGCCGGCCAGCTCGCCGCTCTTGGCCGGCACGCGCGCGTTGGCTATGACGATCGAGCCGAGCCGGAACATGAGATCCGGCAGGTCGGCGCTCTCGTCGCCGGCGGCGCGCAGCTTCGCGTTCAGCTCTCGCAGCCCGTCGATACGGATGCCGCGGTTCTGGTACTCAGCCACGCGCCGCCCCGCTTACGCGCCGGTGTCCATGGTCGGCTCGCCGTCGATCGCGAACTCGTAATCGAACGTGAACGCCGACTTCGGATCGGTGGACGCCTCGCCGCCAATGGTCGGCTTGGGGCCGATCGTCAGCGTGCCGACGAAATGCGGTTCGGTCTCGGACGGCGCAGCGTTGCCGTGCGGGGCGATCGTGTAGGGCACGTTCTCCTCGCCGCTGTTCTCCCAGACGTAGCGCCAGAATGCGGCCGTGTCGGTGGACTGGATCGCGGACCCGCGCAGGTAGAACTGCCGGCCCCCGCCCTCGGCCGCGTCCTCGAACGTCACCACGTCGGCGTCGGCCTCTTCGTTCTCGATCGTCCAGCTGATCACGTCGGCCGAACGGTCAACGCCGGGGCCGCCGAGCGTCAGCTGCGGCTTGCGGTTGCCGCGAATACGGGTACTGCCCATGGGGGTCTCTCTCTCTTGGGTGGACTGTCTAGGACATGTCAGGGGAATGTCACGCCGCCGGCGGCGACGCTCAGGGCGGTGGCCAGTACCTCGGCCCCGTTCAGGTCTTGGATCTCGGGGCGCTCGATCCGCTCGACCAGCCAGCCGGCGCTCAGCAGCCGGCGCTGCACGCTCTCGATCCGCTCATCCAGCTGATCGGTCTCGTCGGCGTTCATGCTCGGCTGCGTGAGCAGCACGACGCCGAACCGCACGATCGAGCTGCCGAACGTCTGATCTGCCTCGACGTAGGGCGCGCCGGCCACGACGAACGCGGCCGGCAGCTGCACGCGAGCCGGCACGTGGTCGTAGGTCGTCAGCTCGACCGGCGAGCCGGCCACGTCGTCGGCCAGCTCGCGGCGCAGATCCCCGAGCACGCTCATGCGAACCCGAGCGGCAGGAAGGGCTGCAGGATGACGCGCGCGACGTTCATGGGGTCACGGGCGACGCGCATAGGCGTGCCGGTGGCATCCGCGAACTGCGAGATCCCGTTAGGCGCTTGGCGCTTGTGGAACAGCTCGCTGCCGGCCTCGATGATCGCGCGCTGCCGGATCGCGGCCGGCACGGTCGTGGTGGTGCCGATCAGCTGCCCGACGAGAGCCAGAGCCTCAGACGCGCATCGCTGCACGAACGCGTCATCGACGGCCACGTGGCGCGCTTCGGGCGTCACGTAGGCGCGCAGCTGCTCAGTGAGCTGCTGCAGCTCGGTCTGCTCCTGGCTCTCGTCGGGCATGTCTTACTTGCCGTCCTTGACGCCGGCCGGCAGGGCCGCGACGACGGGAACGACAGCGGCCGGGATCTCGGTCGCGTTGGCGGCGTAGTAGTACACGCCGAACCGCTTCGACAGGTTCACGATGTTCTCGTCCGCCAGCTCGACCACGGGGCCGTTGTACTGGCGGATCGCCTCGCCGTTGACGAACGCGGCACGATCGGCTGCGCCCTTCAGGTCGAGTCGAACCGTGACGCCGGCGAGATCGCCGCCGAGGGTCTTCGCGTTGATCCGGCCCACGGTGTTGTCGCCGGTGCCGCTGACAACCATCAGCGGGCGGTTGGCGCTGTCCTTCAGGCTCGCCAGCTCCTTGAACCGGTCCTTACCGGCCACCAGCGCGTCGAGCGACAGGCCGAGGTCAGCGAACCATTCCGCGCCGTCGATGATCGCGCCCAGCCAGTCGATCCAGTCGGTCGCGTCCTCGACCACGGCCACGCGGTCGGGATCGGCCATGTTGGCGGTCACCAGGTCGGCGTAGTGCTTGCGCAGCACGGCAGCCTTGCGACGGCCGGCGCGCAGCGCGAGGGCGCGCAGGTGGAGGTCGAGCACGTTCACGTTGGTGGTGCGCTCGATCTTCTGGCGGGACAGCTCGACATAACCGCCGTAGGTCTTGATCTCGGCGTGATCCACGTCGAGCGAGATCGAACCCGAGGTGAGGTCGTCGCCCTCGTTCTCCTGCTCGTCCACGTCCACGGTGTCGGACTCGAGAACGCCGTATTCGAGCTGCAGCCCCTTGGACGGCAGCACGCCGGTGCTGAAGATCGAGCCGAGCACGTTCGGCGCTTCGATCAGGCGGATGGTGTCGCCCACGTACTGCGGCGTCAGGATGCCGTCAGCGGCCACGCCACCGGCATAGGCGCGCTCGATCATGCCCTCGTACTCGCGGATCGCGTCGGCGTCGCCGCGCACCAGGTCGCGCAGCCACGCGCCGGCGCTGCGCTCGTCGGCCACCGGCTCGGCGGCACGCTGCTGGCCAGCCAGGGCCACCTGGCGGCCGAGATCCTGCACCTGCTCGCGGATCTCGCGGAGGTCGTCGCCGCGCTCCTGCTCATCGTTCATGTTGGGGGTGTCCTCTCGACGGGGGTTGTTGTTGGTGGGCAGCTCGCGCACGCTCTCGACGCGCGCTGAGGGGTAAGCGGGGAAGGGGACCAGGGAGACCTCACGGACGCGCACGCGGTCGTACACGATCACGTCGCCGAGGTCGTCGCGCTCCACGTGCCACTCGACGGGATCGAACCCGATCGAGAGACCGTCCAGCACGCCGTCGCGGGCGAGCTGATACGCCTCATCGCCGGCCGGCGTCGCGCTGATCTTGGCCGTGGGGTGCCAGCCGGCCTCATCGTCGCGAGCCTCGGTCACAATGCCGATCGGGTCGCGGTGCCGGCTGAACAGCTTGCATCCTTCGGCCTCGACGCTGCCGGGGGCCAGTCGCTCGCGCTCTCCCCAGATCGTGATGGTCTCGCCGTAGGGCACGCCCACGCCGCTGATCGTGCGGGTCTCGGCGTTGACGGCCGCGCGCACGTGCAGCTCGCGGCTCTCTCGGGTCTCAGTCATGCGGTGGGGGTCTCCTGGCTCGGGGTCTCGGCGTCGTCGGGCAGCGGTGCCCATCCCTCGATCTCGCGGACCTCGGGCACGGTCAGGAATCCGGCCTCAATGGCCGTCTTGTAGCTCGCGTATCGCGTCGTGGTGTCGGCGCGCAGCAGCGCCTCGATGTTGAACCGGGCGCGACGCGCACCAGGCAGCAGCTCGGACAGGGCATCCTCGATCTCGGTCAGATAGCCCATGAGCGTGAACCGGACATATGCCAGCCAGTCCTGCTCGACGTTGCTGTAGCTCTGGCTATTGCCCTCGACGGCCGCCAGCATGAGCGACGCCGGCGTGCCGAACAGGCGGGCGATCTGCGTCACGCTGAACTGCTGCGACTCGATGAACTGGACATCCTTGGGGCTGAGGAAGATCGGCCGGTAGTCGAGTCCCTGCCCGAGCACGACGACGCCGTTTTTCTGGCCGGCGTTCTCGTTCCAGTGCTCCTTGGCCATGGCGGCCGTGTCACGCGTGATGTTCTGATCCGACTTCAGCACGCCGGTGGGCACGCCGCTGTCGTCCAGCCAGGCAGCCGCGTAGTCGCGGGTGGAGATCGCGCCGCGCAGATCCGGCTGCGCAGCCTGCACGGGGCCGAGACCGTAGGCCGAGCCGGGAACGCGCAGCAGCGTGACGTGCATCACGTCGCGCGGCTGCAGCTCGCGGTTGCGGTAGCTGTACTTCGTGACGTGGCCGGCGGCATCCGTGTGAATGCGGACCTGCAGCGGGTTGAGCACCGGCAGAGCGATAGGCTGCCCGAACGCGTCGCGCACGATCTCGGCGTAACCGTTGCCGGTGCTGGCCATGGACACCACAACCTGCTCGATCCAGCTGCTGCGCGTGGACTGCGGATCAGGCCGGCGGGTCAGGGGGTGATCTTCGACCATGCGGCCGTAGCGCGTGGTCTCGATGCTCAGCTGCTTGGCGCTGATCGCGTGGATCTGGATAGCCCGATAGACCATCGAGATCCCGAACGCGTCGGCCACGGTCACGGTCCCGAGAGCGGCCGACCGGCTCGGCGCTGTCACGCCGGTTGTCGGGTTGTCGCTGCTCGCGCTTCGGCTACTGCCGGCCAGCCACTCTCGGATGCGTCCCACGTGAAGAATGGTTACTCAGCTGACCACGTGGGCGGTAATTCGGACGCGCGGCCATTGCCACGGCATCGCTAGGTAAGTGATTTATGTCACGTGACTGGACATGTCCTAGTCATGTCCACGTGTCCTAGAACATCTGCAGGGCGTTGTCGCGGTGATTCTCGGCCAGCTGCACGCCGATCACGTGCGACATAACGCCGTCGATCGACGCGCTGGACGCCTGCCGGCTGATCTTGAAACCGCCGTCACTGTCTTTCCGCTTCGTGAGCGGGATCTGGTGGGCGAGCAGATCGTGCCCCGGATGCGCCAGGCGCTGCTGCTGCAGCTTCGCGTAGAACAGCGCGCTGCCGTTCATCACGTCGGCTATGCCGGCCATGGTCGTGGGGATGCCTCGCAGATCCAGCTCGCGGCCGAGGTCGCGCAGCGTGAAGCTGTCCATGCCGAACGTGGCCGGCCGGTGCGCAGCGTTCAGCTGCTCGCACAGCTCGACCAGGCGGGCGAGATCCGGGCGCACGATCGACGCCACCACGTCGCAGTAGATCCGGCCGTCAGGGCGCTTGCCGAACGCCGAGATCGTGGCAGCCGACCAGTCGGGCGTGCGGTCGATCGTGAAGATAGGCGCGACGCCCTCGGGCCAGTCCTCGCGCACGAAATTGTCGTGCCACATGGCGGCCGTGATGAACTCAGAGACCGATTGCACGAACCGATTCAGGCGGTAGCGGATCGCGTCCGACTTGGGCATGGACCGAACCTCGATCAGAGCGTTCTCTAGGTCCACGCGGCCGGATGCCACGGACGGATTGGCGCGGGCCAGCTCGCGCCCCAGCTCGTCGTCGTCGTCGGGGATCTCGGCCGCGTCGGCCTCCCAGACGTAGAAACCGAACCGGGCATCCGCGCCGGCGTCGATCGCCTCAGATCCCTGCTCGTACAGGTGCAGCAGCAGCTCGCTGTTCTCGTCGCCGGCGGTCGTGATCCCGACGACGAAACAGTTAGGCCGGCCGCCCATGCCGTTGACCAGATCGAACCAGAGAGCGCGCGCGAGGATATGCAGCTCATCGACCAGGCCGGCGTCGATCGGGATGCCCTGCAGCGCCGCCGACTTGGCGGCCTTGATCTCGTACTGCCCGCCGTCTTTGGTCTGAATGCCTCGGGTCTCGGTGAGCGCCCGGAAGCGCTGCGCGAGCTTCGGCGTGCCGCGGATCGCGCGCATGGTGCGCTTGTAGACCAGGCGGGCCTGCTCGGCGCTCGACGCGATCCCCACGACGTTGGGGGCGGCTTTCATCAGCAGCGCGAACAGGCCGATAGCTGCGGCTATCTCGGTCTTGCCGTTCTGCCGGCCGAGACTGATCACAACCTGCCGCCAGCGCAGCTGACCGGCTCGACGGTGGCCGGCCGGGTACAGCTCTAGCACGTGGCGCACGGCCTGCTCTTGCCACGCTTCGAGCGCGTAGCCGAACGCCGCGAACCAGATCAGCCGGAACAGATCGCGGTAGCCGTCGAACGCGCTCGGGAAATCGTCGCTCAGGGGCGGCGTGTAGCGCCTCGGGGGCCATGGCGCGATCTCGGGGTAGGGCTGTGACATGGACATGTCTAGGCCATGTCCCTACCGGGCAGCTGCAGCAGCTCGCGCCAGGTGTGCCGGCGCATCCGGCCGACGTGCTGGCCGGCGTTGACCGGCTGGCAGAGCGGGGCGGGCGGGATCTCGGCCGGCGTCGGGGCTGCCAGGATCGCGTCGAACGTGCCGAGATCCTGGCCGGCGCGCTCTGCCAGCCGGTCAACGTCAACCCACGACAGCGCAGCCGGCGGCGTGTAGATCCGCGCCGGCGGCAGCTCGGGCAGGCGGATGCCGGCGCGCAGCGCCAGCGCCTCGGCCGACGTGACCGCCTCGCGGCGCATTGCGATCTCGACGCCCTGGCCGAACGCCAGGCCGAGCTGCCGGCCAGCCTCGGCGGTGATCGGGGTGAACTGCCACCGGCTCGACGGATGCCGGCGCATGGCGGCGCGGCGCGCTCGACGGTTCAGCCAGCGCACCGGCCGGCTATCCTCGATCAGCCACGCCAGGCGCTCGACCAGATCCGCGAACGCCTCGAACACGGGCAGCAGCAGCTCGACCATGGCGGCGTGCAGCTGCTCGACGGCCTCGCGGAAGCGGTCGAGATCCGAGCGCTGCAGCTCGTCCCACGCGGCGACGTAGGCGGCTCGCGCCTCGGCCGGCGTCGGCGGGTAGCAGCGCCGGCATTCACGATCCCCGCACGGCTGCGGGTAGCGCGGTGAGTCCAGGTGCAGCTGCCGGCTCATGCGTCGGCCGTCCACACGCCGCCCAGCTGCTCGAACAGGCTCGGCCCCATGGCTGCCTGCCGAGCTGCGCCGGCGGGATCGGTCGGCTGCTGCGGCTCGCCAGGCCGGCGGTTGAGCAGCGCCCGGTGGATCAGGGTGAACTGCGAGATCAGGGCGGCTTGGAACGTGCCGCCGTCGAGCTGCTTCGCGATCGAGCGTAGCGCCATGAGCTGCGGCGCGTCAGCGGCCGTCAGCCACTCGGCCCCCTCCTTCTGGAACAGCTCGACAGCTGCGATCCAGGTCGAATTGGCGTCCAGCTCGAACGGTTCGGCGTCAGTGGTGGTCGTATCGCTCATTCTCAAATATTTCTGACTCTGATCTGGTGAAAATGCCAAC